CGAAGATGAGCGGGACGACGACCTGCACTTGGATCGACCCGACGAGCGGCGCCACGAGTTCAGCAGGCGGTCCGTTCTCGAACACCGGAACGCAGACGTTCACCAAGCCCGGCAATAACGCCCAGGGCGAGAACGACTGGTTCTTGAAGCTGACCGCGTAGCATGGCTAACCCAGCCATCCACGATGCCGCGACCGCGACCGGCACCGAATCCGCGTCTGTCGGCACGATCACGCATAACTTCACCGTCACGACGGGCGCAACTCTGCTCGTCGTTGCGGTTGTGGTGGACGTTGCGACGGATGTCAATCCGGTTGCGACCTCGAATCAGGACACGCTCACCGCATTATCGGGTGGCGAGGTTATCTCGAGCGCCACGAATCAGGCGCTCGCGGTTTTCTATGTCCAGAACCCCACCGTAGCGACGCATACGCTCACGGGCTCGTGGGACGGTGGCGGCTCGCTCTCCACGACGGGCGCCGTAATGGCGGTCACGTTCGACAATATCACGGGCGGAGTGGCGACGGATGCCAATACCGACAGCGGGTCGGACTCGTCGGTCTCGACCACGGTCGCGAACGCAGTCACGAACGACTTGATCTGGGATTTCTTCGCGGCTAACAGCAATCCAACCGTCACAGTTGGAGCCGATCAGACGCAGAAAATCAATGCATCGACCGGCACGAGCGGCGGCACGATGTACGGGTGTTCGTCGCAGCCTGGCGCAAACGGCGGTGTGATGTCGTGGTCGTGGACGGGCGCCCAGCGCACCGCGCAGGTCGCATTCCGATTGCCAGGTCCTGGCGGTGGGGGAGGAGCAGTGTTGCGAAAGAACAGCTTGTTGAGACTCGGAGTAGGACGGTAGCGTGGCCGATAACGTCACATTAGACGCTGGCGCCGGTGGCGATACGATCGCCGCCGATGATGTCGCTGGCGTCAAGTACCAAGTCGTCAAACTTGCGGTGGGGGCCGATGGCGCCGCTGCGCTCGTCGCAAACGCGAATCCCGTCCCGGTTTCGGATGCTGGTGGCTCGGTCACGGTCGACGGCTCGGTCACGGCTAATGCTGGCACCAATCTCAACACGAGCGCGCTCGCGCTAGAGACGGGCGGGAACCTCGCGGGCGCCGCAACCTCGCTCGCCGTGCTTGATGACTGGGACGAGTCTGACCGCGCCAAGGTCAACCCGATCGTCGGCCAGGCGGGCGTGCAGGGGGGCTCGGGCGCGGTCTCTGCCCTCACTCAGCGCGTGGTGCTCGCGACCGACGTAGGTTTGCCGGCCGGCACGAATGCCATTGGCAAGCTCGCGGCGAACTCGGGCGTTGATATCGGCGACGTGGATGTTACGAGCCTACCGAACGTCACACTCGCAGCAGGCACGAACACGAACGAAGTCGTCGGCGACGCCGCGCATGATGCGGCGGCCGCGGGCAATCCGCTGCTCATGGGGGCCATTGCATCTGCCGCAGCCCCATCGGATGTTTCCGCCGATAACGACGCTGTGCGTCTCTGGGCGCTGCGCAATGGCTCGCAAGTCGTCAACCTTGCGGCAGGCGGTTCGCTGATCGGCGCGACATCTAACGCGCTCGATGTGAATATCAAATCCGGCGCGGGCTCGGGCGGCACGGCGATGACCGATGACGCCGCGTTTACGCCGGGCACTACCTCGTTCACGCCGGTTGGCGGCATCGCATCTTCCGATACGGTCGATTCGGGTGATGGCGGTGCGTTCGCGATGACGACCGCTCGCGAGCTCAAAGTCAGCGTCACGAGTGGAGGTATCGCGGGCAAGGTCGACGATGCGGCGTTTACGGTGGCCACGGATGAGGGCGTGGTCATCATGGGCGTCGCGACCTCGGACAGCGTAGACGCCAACGACGCTGGCGCGCTCGCGATGACCACGGCGCGCGAGCTCAAAGTCTCAGTGACGACGGCCCTGCCAGCCGGTACCGCCGCCATCGGCAAGCTTGCCGCCAACTCCGGCATAGACATTGGCGATGTCGACGTGACGAGCTGCGCCCTGCCGACGGGCGCCGCGACCTCAGCCAATCAGTCGACCGAAATCACGTCGCTGCAGCTCATCGACGATCCGGTATTCGCGGACGACGCCGCGTTCACCATCGGCACGTCGAAGGTCATGGTCGCCGGCTTCACGGCCGATGAAAGCTCGACCGACTCGCTCGACGAGGGTGACGCTGGCGCCGCGCGCATTACGCTCGACCGCAAGCTCATCGTCACGCCGTATGCGCACGCAGCCGCAGGGGGCGCCACGCCGTTCTACAACTTGGACGTAGACGAATCCGAGGACGCGATCAAGGCGAGCGCTGGGAAGCTCATGTCGTGTCTCGCGATCAATCGCTCGACCGGTGTTCGCTACGTCAAGTTCTACAACGCCACGGTAGCGAATGTGACCGTTGGCTCGACAACTCCAGTTCTCGTGATCCCGCTGCCGACGATGGGCGACACGAACGGGGCGGGTGTTGCGCTGCCGATCCCGAGCTGCGGCATCCAGTTCGACACCGCGATCACGGTCGCCGCGACGACGGGCTTTGCCGACGCGGACACAGGAGCGCCCGGCACGAACGATGTGATCGTATCGGGCGCATTCATCTAGCCAATGCTTGCGCTGCTCATACCCGGCGTCGGGATGGGAGGCGGTGAAGCCGCTGTCCCGGTCGAAGTCCCCGATGTCGTGGGCGAGCTCGAAGCCGTAGGCACGACGGATCTCGAGAACGCGGGCTTCGTAGTCTCGTCTTCGACGGCGTATTCAGACAGCGTTGTGGCGGGCCTCATCATCAGCCAAGACCCGGTTGGCGGCTCTTTCGCCAATCCAGGGTCGACGGTTGATATCGTCGTCTCGCTTGGGCCTCAACCTGTCGAGACCGAGCCGGTCGGTGGTCACTACTGGCCGGGACATGCCAAGAAGAAGCCTCGCGACTATCGAGCCGAGATCGACGAGGAGCAGTTACAGAACCGTAGCGACCTGCGTAGAAGCCTCGAGCGCGCCGCAGGGCTCATTGACGAAGCGGCCGAGGTTGCGAGCGAGCCAGAGGTCATAGCGGCTGTAGAGGGCGCACGCGAGGAGCTACAGCAGCTCACTCGAATATCCGAGCCTGCAGCAGCGGACACTCGAGAGTTCGAGGCGGCCGAGATCAAGGCAGCGGTCGATCAGCTCATCAGTCGTGCGGTGGATCAGCTCATCGAGCGCATCGAAGTGATACTCAAGGAATTGATCGCGGAAATCCAAGAGGACGAGCGTCCAAAGTAGACGCCGATAGAGCCATGAAGGGGCGCAAGACTGGCGGCCGGCAGAAGGGCACGCCAAACAAGACGACGGCCGTGCTCAAGGACGCGATTCTCTTGGCTGCCGAGCAGGCGGGCGGAGACAGTGGCCTCGTCGGTTATCTCGAGACCCAGGCCAAGGACAATCCGCAATCGTTCCTGCCGCTACTTGGCAAAGTGCTGCCGATGCAAATCGGCGGCGACCCGGATAACCCGGTCAAGCATTCGGTGGTGATACGCATTGTCGACCCGCGAGATCGAAGCTGATGTCGCGCGGGCCTTCGCACCCCTACTCAAGCCAGCGCGCTACAAGGGTGCGTATGGTGGCCGAGGCGGGGCGAAGTCGCATTTCTTCGCTGAACAGCTAGTACTTCGCTGCTACGCCAAGACAACGCGCGCGGTCTGCATTCGCGAGGTGCAGAACTCGATCCGCGACTCAGTACGGCAGCTCATCGTCGACAAGATCCAGAAGTTTGGGCTCGGGGAGGAGTTCGAGATTCTCGATGCCGAGATTAGGGGGCGCAACGGCTCGCTCATCATCTTCAAGGGCATGCAGCACTACAACGCCGAGACGATCAAGTCGCTCGAGGCGTACGAGATTGCATGGGTTGAGGAGGCGCAGACGCTTTCCGGCAAGTCCCTTGAGCTGTTGCGCCCGACGCTAAGAACCGAGGGCTCGGAACTCTGGTTCAGCTGGAACCCGAGGCACCGCACGGATGCGGTAGACGTGTTCTTTCGCAAGCACCCGCACCCCGAGGCGGTGTCGGTATTCGTGAACCATGCGGACAACCCATGGTTCCCGGAAGTGCTCCGCAAGGAGATGGAGCACGACAAGAGCGTAGATCCTGAGATTGCCGAGCACGTCTGGGAAGGCGCGTACGGCATGCAGCAAGGCGCCATCCTCGCGCGCTGGGTCGATCGTGCTGAGCGCGCCGGCCGCATTAATGACGCGGTGGCGTTCGATCCCGATGCCACGGCCATCGAGATCAGCAGCGACTTGGGCTTTCGGGATACCGCAACATGGTGGTTCTGGCAACGAAAGCTCGGCGGCTACTCGCTGCTCGATTACGTCGGCGACAGCGGGCTAGAGGCAGCTGATTGGATTGTGCGGCTGCAGGACATGCTCCGCGAGCACGAGTGGCCGTTGGGGAAGATTTGGCTGCCGCACGACGCGATGACCAAGACTTTTCAGAGCAAGAACTCGGCGATCGAGCAGTTCTTGAAGGCGTTTGGGGCTGGTAAATGCGAGATCGTGCCGAAGACCTCAAAGGCCGATCGCATCAACGCGGCTCGAACGGTCATCAAACAGTGCGAGTTCCACAAGACGCGGTGTGAGCTCGGCCTCGACGGCTTAAGGGCGTGGGAGTTCGAGTACAACCCAGACACCCAAGCGTTCTCGCGCGAGCCACTGCACAACTGGGCGAGTCACCCGAGCGACGGCTACTCATACGGCTGCCAGGTCATGCAGCTAATGCCGCCGCCAGAGAAAGAGATCAAGAAGCCGAAGTGGTGGCACGAGCAAACCGCGGCCGAAGTGTTCGCGCTCGACAAGGCCGATGAGCCTAAGAGGGAGTGGGTCTGATGATGTATTCACAGTATGGCAAGCCGATCCGGCTCACATCGACTGGATCGCTCTCGACTGACGGCGCGCGGCTCATGGGGTTCTATGTGGCATCGACCTCGAGTGGCACGATCGTATTGCGTGATGGCGGCGCGAGCGGTACGCAGATCAGCGGCACGATTACGCCTGCGGTCGGCTTCCACTGGTTCCCTGCGGCCAGTAACGGCGCTCTGCATGCGACCATCGCCAATACTCTCGACGTGACGTTCTTCGTGAACTGATGGCCGAGCCCGAAAGCGTCGACACCACCTATCGGCGCTACGTTGCAGAGATCGAGCTCTACGAGAAAGAGTTCAAGCCGTGGGAGACGCGCGGCAAGAAGATCCTGAAGCTCTACAAGGACTCGGATAACTCGCAGGGCAAGCGCAAGCGGTTCAATGTCCTTTGGTCGAACGTCGAGACGCTGAAACCTGCGTGCTATGCGCGCGATCCTCAGCCCGTCGCCGAGCGGCGGTTCAAGGACACCGATCCGGTAGGACGCACAGCCTCGGAAGTGCTCGAGCGCTGCCTGTCATACACGATCGATTGTCAGGACTTCGGGCACCGCATGCGGCAGATCGTCGGCGACCGGTTGCTACCCGGTCGGGGTATCGGCTGGACGCGCTACGAGCCGACGATTGAGGACGAAGAGGTCTCGTACGAGCAGGCCATCCCAGACTACGTGTATTGGGAGGACTTCGGACACAATGTAGCGCGCACTTGGGAGGAAGTGTGGCTCGTCTGGCGCCGGGTCTACATGACCCGTGCGAAGCTCGTGAAGCGATTTGGCGATGTCGGGAAGACTATCCCGCTCGACTACACGCCGAGGGGGATCAAGGACGAGAAGACCTCAGAGGACATCAAGAAAGCGGCGGTCTATGAGCTGTGGGACAAGGACGACAAGCTCGTAGGGTTTCTCTCG